TGAGAGCATTGAATCTGCATCATGGCATCAACATCACAGATGACTTCATGCGAATCATTGAGAAGTGTATGATTGATCCTTTGGCGAACGATGATTGGGAATTGATTGATCCTGCATCAAAAGAAGTCAAGGAAGTTGTGTCTGCGCGTGACATCTGGCAGCGCATTCTTGAGACACGCATGTTGACTGGTGAACCATACATTCACTTCATCGACACTAGCAACAATGCAATGCCACAGTTCCAGAAAGAATTGGGATTGTCCATCAAGCAAAGCAATCTATGCAGCGAGATCATTCTGCCTACAGACAAGGATCGCACCGCAGTTTGCTGCCTGTCCTCTGTGAACTTGGAGTATTATGATGATTGGAAGAACGATCCACTTTTTCTTTCGGACATGGCAGAGATGCTTGATAACGTGCTACAGTATTTCATTGAAAATGCTCCTGATAGCATTCATCGCGCCAAATACTCTGCTATTAGGGAGCGGTCTATTGGCATTGGTGCTCTTGGGTTTCATGCATTTCTACAACGCAATAACATTCCATGGGAAAGCCCCATGGCAGTTGGTAGAAACATCAACATGTTCAAGCACATCAGAAAGCAACTTGACGAAGCTAACCTACGCCTCGGAAAAGCTAGGGGTGAGGCTCTTGATGCTGTGGGTACTGGTCGTAGGTTCAGTCATCTTATGGCTATCGCTCCCAACGCTTCATCTTCCATTCTCATGGGAAACACTTCTCCTAGCATTGAACCTTACCGCGCAAATGCTTACAGACAAGACACCCTTTCTGGTTCTCACTTGAATAAGAACCGATATCTTGATAAAGTAATCAGAAAACATCTGTCACTAGAAGATGGAATGGATTCTGGAAAATATGCTGATATTTGGTCTTCAATTATTGCGAATGATGGTTCTGTACAACATCTGGAATGGATGGATGAGTGGACTAGAGATGTGTTCAAGACATCAATGGAGATTGATCAACGCTGGGTCATTCAACATGCAGCAGATAGACAGCAGTTCATTGACCAAGCACAGTCGCTGAATCTATTCTTCCGACCAGATGTGAACGTCAAGTATCTTCATGCTATTCACTTCCTTGCATGGAAACTAGGATTGAAGACTCTCTACTACTGCCGTTCTGAGAAGATTGGTAAAGCAGACAAAGTATCTAAGAGTATTGAACGTAAAGTCATTGAGGAGTTGGACTTGAAAGCACTTGCAACCGAAGACGTTTGTCTTGCATGTGAAGGATGATGGATATGAACAGCATCATTGAAGTGGTCCTGTTCATTCTAGGATTCATTCTCGCTAAACACATAGAAAAGAAATTACCCGATGTTGTTGAGAAAAATGTCACGGAGAAATCTAGTGAGAAACCTCTTGTCAACATCTATGTTGAACAATTCAAAGACATCTACTATGCATGGGAAGACGACAAGAAGTTCATATTTCAACATGAAGACGCAAACGAGATGGCAAGAATGTTGATCAAAAAGTATCCTGGATGCGAACTAAAGATAAACGAGAAAGTGATAGCATGATAAAGAAAACAAAACTAAAACTCACCGATGAGAGAAACTACTTCAAGCCTTTCTCTTATCCTTGGGCATACGAAGCATGGCTGAAGCATGAGCAGAGTCATTGGATTCACACTGAAGTTCCTATGCTTGAAGATGTGAAGGACTGGAAGAATCGTATGACAGAAAGCGAGAAGCATTTTCTGACGAACATCTTCCGTTTCTTTACACAAGGTGACATTGACGTTGCTGGCGGTTACGTGAAGAACTATCTTCCGTACTTCCCTCAACCTGAGATTCGCATGATGCTATCTGGCTTTGCTGCAAGAGAAGCATTGCACATTGCTGCATACAGTCACTTGATTGAGACTCTCGGTATGCCAGAGTCTACATACAATGAGTTTCTTGAGTATCAAGAGATGCGAGAGAAGCATGACTATCTTCTAGAAGTGTCTTCAAAGAACGGCACCAAAGAATCTACTGCTGCACACATTGCAGCGTTTTCTGCTTTCACTGAAGGGATGCAACTCTTCAGTTCTTTCATCATGCTATTGAACTTTCCTCGCCATGGCAAGATGAGGGGTATGGGGCAAATCATCACTTGGTCTATCGTTGATGAAACTCAACACGCTGAGTCTATGATAAAACTGTTCCGCACATATGTTGAGGAAAACAGAGAGATATGGAATGATGAACTCAAAAGCACAATTTATACCATCGCTGAGAAGATGGTGCAGCTGGAGGATAGATTTATTGATCTGGCATTTGGGGTCAGCGAGATGGAGGACCTTAGTTCTGATGATGTCAAGCGTTACATTCGTTATATTGCTGATCGTCGCCTTATTAGCCTTGGTCTGAAGGGCATCTTCAAAGTCAAGAAGAATCCTCTGCCGTGGGTTGAAGAGATGATCAATGCACCTACGCACACCAATTTCTTTGAGAATCGTGCGACAGACTACGCAAAGGGTGCTTTGTCTGGTACGTGGGAAGATGTTTGGGGTAAGGTTGCGTAAATGCTATATAACTTGACGCGGCATTTTACAAGGAGGAGCCCATGTCAAGTTACAGAGCATTTTGCAATGAGTGTGGTGCTGAATCATTTATTAGTTTTGTAGACGACGATGCTGAAGCAAAATTCTGCCCGCATTGCGGAAGTAGTTATGACGATTCTAGCGTAGACGAACAAGACGATGACCTTAGCGACGAAGAGGCTTGGGATAAACTTTCAAAAGAAGCATTCGATGATCTAGACGATGCTGATGATTGGAAGATCAATCGATGAAAGTCGCAGGGCTGGATTACTCAATGACTTCTCCAGCCATTTGCTTCTATAATGATGCTGATGGTGAAATGAACTTTAGTAACTGCCGATCCTATTACTTGACACAGGTAAAGAAGTATGATATCATTGTCAAGAATATGGTCGGCAAATACTTTGAGTACACGGACGATATGATGAGATTTGATTCTATATCAAGTTTCTTCATAGAGAGAATTCTAGAGCGTGGCATTGAGAAAGTCTTTGTTGAAGGCTACTCAATGGGATCAAAAGGCAGAGTGTTCCACATCGCAGAGAACACTGGCATTCTAAAGTACAGATTGTGGAAGTACGGCGTAGACTTTGAAGCTGTGCCTCCAACTGTGATCAAAAAGTTCGCTACTGGCAAAGGTAATGCAGACAAAGAAAAGATGCAAACCGCGTTTGTAGCCGAAAACAATCTAGACATCAAATTTGAACTCGGTATGACTGAGAAGCAATGGAATCCATCTTCTGACATTATCGATGCCTATTGGATATGCAAGTATGGCTATCAACAAATGAGGAGAGTGGAATGACAAGATTATCAGGAGATGACATCATGGCAAGTTTGAAGAATAGCAAGTTTGAAGGTAAGCCTATCGGGCACATCTATGACTTCTATCTTTGCGGTGAAGTTCTACCGCCAGAAAACTACATTGAACAGTTTGAGATCATCCGAAACGCAGGAGAGAATGATGTGATTCGACTACACATCAACTCGCATGGTGGTGATCTATCAACAGCAATTCAATTCAATCGTGTGATTCAAGAAACTGGTGCTCATGTGCTAGCGTCAGCAGAAGGTTACTGTATGTCTGCTGCGACGATGATCTTCCTAGCGGCGGACATGTTTGAGATTTCGGATCATTGCTTTTTCATGTTTCACAACTACTCAGGTGGTACATTCGGCAAGGGTGGTGAGATGTATGATCACATCGTCAGTGAACGCAAGTGGTCTGACAAGCTAGTCAACAAAGTCTATCAAGATTTCCTAACACCAGAAGAGATCAAGTCTATTCTTGACAACAAAGACATCTGGATGGATGGTGATGAAGTCAAGATTCGTCTAGAGAAGAAGATTGACAAGCTGAACGCTGAAGCTGAAGCTGAAGAGAAGAAGATTGCTGATGCAGTTGAAGCACTCGAAAAGAAACCCGCAGCGAAGAGGGCTGTAAAGAAAAAGGAATAAATCATGATCAAGTTGAACTTCGTGTTCAAGAACATTGGTGATCAAATATGCACTACAGCTATACCAGAGAACATATTCAATGTAAGTGGTGAGAAGTGTGTTGTAACCGATCCTAAGATTTGGACATTCAAACATAATCCATACGTCATTCAAGGAATGACAGATGAAGAGACAAAGGGTCTTCCTTCGATAGACCTGATGCCAGATGCCAGAATTCAACAGCAGGCTCAGCACTTTGCTAACACAATGAATTCATTTATGTCTTCTGGGCAAACTGAGTACATGTGTGTTCAGATGGGATTCAACGATGTTAGATTGCGCCATCCTAGACTGTACATCTATGAAGATGAAGAAACCATTCCACACAAGATTGTAGTACACACAACAGGCTCAGACAGAAGCCGCGAAGGATCTGAAAATATTAGGGCGTGGGCAGGTGAAGATGCAAAGAAAGAGATGACAGCCGACATCATTTCTTCCATTGCGAGAAACTATAAACAGTATGAGATCGTTCAGGTTGGTGGTAAAGATGACATTCCTATGACGGGCAAGTTCATCGATAAGCGTGGTTTGAACTACTGGGACACAGCGAAAGAGATTGCATCTGCCGCAAGATTCATTGGAATCAATTCTGGCATGACTCACATTGCAAACTGTTATCCGAGAGTGGACAAGAGAATTGTGATGGCAGAATTTTCCAGAGAAGTATTGATGGCACATAAGGCTGGAGACATAAGAAACTTTTCTTTTTCTTGGTACGATCCATCTCACATGTTTTTCAATAGATTTGACATTGACGCCGGTGTGACTTATAGTCACTTGAAGATATGAAAAAGATTACCATTCTATCCATTGGCAACATACACAAAAATCTAATGCAGTTTGCGATAGATACTACTCTGCGAACTATTGAGAAAGATTGCGAAGAAGTTATCTCCATTCAAGATGATGATTTGACTTTGGAAAAATACAATCAAATGTGTGTGAAAGGTTTGTCGGGCAAATTCAAAACAGAGTTTGTCATGATCGTTCAGTATGACGGTATGGCAGTCAAAAAAGACTATTGGGACGACAGTTATTTCAACTACGATTATATCGGTGCACCATGGCCAGACAGATTCTCCTGGATCAAACCACATGAAAGAGTCGGTAATGGTGGATTTAGTATGCGCAGCGCAAGACTAATCGAAGCACTGAAAGACGACAACATAAGACTTCATGATAATAATCTGAGATTCAGAAATGAAGATTCTGCCATTTGTATGGGCTATCATGACTATCTAAAGATAAAGCATAAGATAAACTATGCACCTCTTGAGTTAGCCAATAAGTTTTCGCATGAGTGGTGCAATCCAACAGGAAAGACTTTTGGGTTCCATGGTATATGGAATGTGCCATTATTCTTCAATGAGGACCGTGCCATAGAATACATTGAACAAATTCCGAAGAAACAATGGTTGCAGGATACTGTACAGATGTTAGTTGCAAATTGTAGACAAAAAGGATATCTTCGTGCGATAAGAAGATTCAATGAAAAATGACTGACATTTTTAGAAATACATTCTCTTGGATCAAAGAAGACTGGAAGTCAAACAAGGTAAGATTTTGTGTTGAGATTATTGCTTGGGCTATTTCTATTGGGTGTAGCATTACTATGGCACTCACCGTTCCTCATCCTCCTCTCATTGTCTTATATCCTATTTGGATTGCGGGGTGCGCTATGTATGCTTGGGCTGCTTGGACTCGGCGTTCTTTTGGTATGCTTGCTAATTATCTTCTCCTTACTACTATTGACACTATTGGCTTGATTCGAATGCTCACTTGACATTCCACCACGGCTATGTTATGATGCTTACATCTCAACAAGGAGTACATTATGGAAAACGTGAAATCATTCATCCTCGACGTAAAGCAACATGAAGACGGAAGTTCTTACATCGAATTTCCAGAAGACACGATGGCTGGGCTTGGTTGGAAAGAAGGCGACACTGTTGTCTGGACAGACAATCATGATGGCTCATACACTCTGACGAAAAAGAACACTCAATGGGTTCTCGTTGAGGCTGTCAGCACATTCAGGATGCGCTACATGGTAGAAGTGCCTGAAGGCAAAGATGAGTGGGCACTTGACACGGTTGTGATGGAAGAAGCAAAAGAGTTCTCTCAAAAGTCTTTAGGTGAAACCATCGTTTCTCATCGTGTTGTCTCATACGATGAAGCTATTCGCATGTGTGACGAAGACAATCGTTACTGCAAAGACTGGAACGAAGACAAGAAGCGTGATGCATTTTTCACTGAGATGGAAGAAGAATGAAAGTTTACATCGGTCCTTATAAGAACTGGTATGGACCTTACCAGTTGGCTGAAACCCTTTGCTTCTGGGCTAAAGAAGAAAAGGATGAGTTTGGCTTTCCTAAGA